GCGCGTCCGGAGTCAGAGATGGCTTGACAGTAAAACTTCCATGCATTAATGGTGTCGAGTGGTTTAATGCTAACCAAATCTTTGGTTAGACATGTTCGTGGATCTCGAACCATGAGGTAGTTTTCTCCGTCAAAAATTGGACTCATCTGGCAGAACACTACTTTTTCCAGGATGTAAACCGGTTCTTCTATTTTCATAGTGAATCCCATGTTTACAAACCATTCGGAGCAGTCGTGTAGTTTATTTATGTCTTCTTGTTCCATGAATAGGACGCAGTCATCACCATTGTTGATTAACTCGTACTTTGTTACCCGGGACTGCATGTATGCATAAATCATTGCACACATTAACAAGCAGTTCCCTAGGCCCGTATTCATGTCCCCGGACATTCGACACCCTTCGGTAGTGTATTTTACTTTGCCATCGGCACAGTTGCCGTATCCTCTATTGTGAATTTGCCATTTCAACAATTGGTTGAAATGTTTGTCATTTGGAAAATAGAGACGATAGATAGAGTGTTCCCATTCCAAGGCTTGAACGCTGCAATGTTGGTCAAATCGACTAGCGTCAAGACCTATCGCAACAGGCTTGTTGAAACGGTTCCATTTCTGGGCGACGAGTGTTCCCAACTCGTCAGCGTTTAGTCCTTTTGATACAGTAGGGGCTCCAAACACATTTTCAATAACTTTATATATCTTATGTTCAATTGCTTTTATGTACACGCCAACAACAGCATTGTATCTCGGTGATCTTGGCTGAATCACCCTGGGGGCAGGGTCCTTCTTAGCAGAGAAGTTGATCTTTTCAGCTTTGACAAACGCACTAATGTAACTATCACGAATGGATAAAGGTTTCAACTCAAAACTATCCACTGCATTACGGTACATGTTGTGTTTACGACCAGTGTATGAATTGACGAATTCGTCAAAACTCCATTTGGTGGCATAACCCATATGTTTCCTAAATTGGTGTTTGAAGTGTTTCAAGTTACATTTAAATGCGTCGGGCTTTGGTTGTGGTGGTCTTTGAAATCCGTTGTCAGTGGATACAAAGAACACCCTTTCCAAAAGCGCTCGTTCCAAGTTTTCAATGTTGTTGTTGTGCACGCCAAAGTTGATTCCGTTACTTACGTTAAGTAAAAGATTGACGCGTCTTGTTTTCGGAAGACCGGTGATTCTGGTACAGAGCATAGCAGCAGACGTACCCCGATATTCGCTATGAAACAAATCATAGGAGATGGTACTTTGGGTGTCTGCCCCTGTAATCCACACCGGTCCTTCCTAGCAGTCGTTTGGATTTACAGATAACCAATCTGCAATCCTTCTGAACCAACTGCGTCCACTGTCTGCCTTCGCTAACCAAGTTTGTCTTTCAGCCTCACGGTTGAGTAGTAGAGGTGCATTCATGTATTTTGCTTGCAACACCTCATCCTTGGTAGGGGTAAAAACGAGTGGCACCACCTTGTTGACATCACGGATTATGTGTGATGGGCGGTGTTTGTCCTCCTGCATTAGTCGGACTGCATACTCATAGACCGCACGTCTGTTGACAGCGTTCTGCTTGGGAACACCAAACTTTATTTTGACGCGGTACGTGACGTCCATTATGTATCTTGATTGCTCAGTGATACTGATTGGAGCGTTCTTATGTCTTTGACGTTTCGCTAGGTTCTTTCTAGCTAAACGCGATCGGACTATGAGTTCGTGGCTACCATCGTTGCTGATGGCAACCTCGTGTTCAACGACTGGCTCTGGCATTTGTTCCTCCTCAGATCTGTCCACATCTTCAAATGTGTCCAGTTGATGGATGTGCTCCTCGAACTTAATCAAGTCGCAA